CCGATCAACCAATCGGGTCTCAGGCAATAACGTATTTACTTCTGTAGTAATGCCCGTTATTTGTTGGTACACAGGAACCCAACCTCCCTCCTTTAACCTAAGATGCAACTCTATGAGTCGGGCAGAGGGTTACTATATTATTCCAAACTGAATAATTATGATAGGTGTGTGGTTATTACCACTGCCTTTTTTTATGTTTTGTGGTTAAATAGTAATGTCGCCTTCGGGGACACAATTTACACTCGCTTAAAAGGAGAACTATGACTTACTTACAAAAGTATCACTCTGCAAACTTACCAGAGTTGATGAAAATAATTTCAAAGAACGGGATTGGTATGGATGATTACCTTGACCGCTTTTTTAATAATTACGAAACCGCAACAAATTATCCACCTTACAATCTTATTCATGTAAATAATGTTGAGTCATTGCTTGAGATTGCTCTCGCAGGATTCGGTAAAAAAGAACTAAAGGTTTACACTGAATATGGAAAACTTATTGTCGAAGGATCCAAAGAAACTAAAGAGACAGGATCCGAGTATGTCCATCAGGGACTGGCTCAAAGAAGTTTCACAAGAGAGTGGGCACTTTCAGACGATGTTGAAGTCAGAGAGGTTCAATTCAAGGATGGACTTCTTACCGTTAAGTTGGGTAAAGTAGTACCAGAACATCATGCTCGTAAAGACTACCTCTAAATATAATTGAGTTCGAGATGGAACTTAGGGATCTTGACGATCCCTTTTTTTATTGGTATAATAATACTATTGTATTGTAAATAATGTCTGTCAAATTATTATTGTTAAAATCTGGGGAACAAGTTCTTGCTGAAGCAAAAGAACTTATTCGTAAAGAGGGTGATTTTCGTATGTTAGATAAAGTATATGGATATCTTCTTACACAACCACATAAAGTATCAGCAAATAAACCAGTTGTCTTAACTGAAAATTTTGATGATGAAAGAAATGTAGAAATTACACTTTCGCCTTGGATACTTTTAACTGAAGATAAAGTGATGACTGTTCCTAAAGAATGGGTTATAACTATAGTGAATCCAATAGAATCTGTTGTAAAAATGTATCAGGAGAAAATAGATGGCTAATCCAATTAAATGTTTGTTATTAGATGTAGATAATGTTATTATAAGTGAGGTTGAAGAAGTTGGAGCAGAGATAGGTGAACCTGATTGTAAGTTAATCAAACCATATTTGTTTGAAAGTATTGATGAAATGAAACCTTGGCCAAAGGCAACAGATCAAACAGAACTTATGATAAGATCAGATAGTATTCTTACAATCGCTGATCCCACAAAAGCAGTTATTGCTAGGTATCTTGAGTTGACTAAGTAATGAGATTTTATACCAACGTTCAAATGGTTGGGGATAATTTCTTAGTTCGTGGTTATGAGGATGGTAAACATTTCATGACTCGTGAGAAGTTTTATCCAACTCTTTTTGTTCCGTCCAAAAGAAAAACAAAATATAAAACATTAGAAGGTGAGTGTGTTGAGGCAATAGATCCTGGTACAGTAAGAGAGTGTCGTGAATTTTATAGGAAGTATGATGAGGTAGAGAACTTTAAAATATATGGTAATGATAGGTATATCTATCAATATATTTCTGAGAAGTATCCAGAAGAAGAAATAGAGTTTGATGTTAGCAAGATAAAGATTACTACGTTAGATATTGAGGTTAAGTCTGAGAATGGATTTCCTGATGTAGAATCTGCATCTCAAGAAATATTACTTATATCAATACAGGATTATAATACTAAACAAATCAGAACATGGGGTCAGGGAAGGTTTGATAATAAACAAGAAAATGTTATCTATAAAGGATTTAAAACTGAATATGAACTTTTACTTGATTTTATTAACTGGTGGATGGTTGAAGATAATACACCAGAAGTTATTACAGGTTGGAACATAGAGTTGTATGATATTCCATATTTAACTCGTAGACTTGATCGTGTACTTGGTGAAAAGTTAAAGAAAAGATTTTCACCTTGGGGACTGGTTACTGAAGATGAAATTTATATTGCAGGTCGTAGACATATTACATATGATGTTGGTGGTGTAACTCAACTTGATTATCTTAATTTGTATAAGAAGTTTACTTACAAGGCACAGGAGTCATATCGTTTGGATCATATTGCAAATGTGGAACTTGGACAAAAGAAATTAGATCACTCTGAGTTTGATACATTTAAAGACTTCTATACTCAAGGATGGCAGAAGTTTGTAGAATATAATATTATTGACGTTGAACTTGTTGACCGTCTGGAAGACAGAATGAAGTTGATTGAATTAGCAATTGTTATGGCTTATGATGCTAAGGCAAACTATGCAGATGTATTCTCACAGGTTCGTATGTGGGATACTATCATTTACAATTATCTAAAGAAAAGAAACATCGTAATACCTCCTAAAGAGAGATCTGATAAATCTGAAAAGTATGCAGGTGCGTATGTGAAAGAACCAATACCAGGAAAGTATGATTGGGTGGTATCTTTTGATCTTAATAGTCTATACCCTCATCTTATTATGCAGTATAATATTTCTCCAGAAACTCTTGTTGATGAAAGACATCCAACAGTTACAGTTGATAGAATTTTATCTGAAGATGAGACTATAGATAGTGAGTATGCTGTATGTGCAAATGGTGCACAGTATCGTAAAGATGTGAGAGGTTTCTTACCAGAGTTGATGGAAAAGATCTACAAAGATCGAACTGTATACAAAAAGAAAATGTTGGAGGCAAAGCAACAGTATGAGAAAAGAAAAACCAAGAAATTGGAGAAGGAGATCGCAAGGTGCAATAATATCCAAATGGCACGGAAGATCCAACTTAACTCTGCTTATGGTGCTATTGGTAATCAATATTTTCGCTATTACAAACTTGCAAACGCAGAAGCCATCACATTATCTGGACAAGTCTCAATCCGTTGGATTGAGGACAGAATGAATGCACACATTAACAAAATATTAAAAACGGAGGATGTTGATTATGTTATTGCTAGTGATACTGACAGTATCTATCTCAATTTGGGTGACCTGGTCGATAGGGTATACGAAGGTAGAGAGAAGACTTCTGAGAGCGTTGTGTCGTTCCTTAATAAGGTCTGTGAGATGGAATTTGAAAAATATATTGAGAGTTCTTATGAAACGTTGGCGAAATACGTAAATGCTTATGATAACAAGATGGTGATGAAGCGTGAGAATATTGCTGATCGTGGAATTTGGACTGCAAAGAAGAGATACATACTAAACGTGTGGGATAGTGAAGGTGTTAGATATGAGGAACCAAAACTAAAAATGATGGGAATCGAAGCAGTTAAATCTTCGACTCCAGCACCTTGTCGTCAAATGATTAAGGATGCTTTAAAACTGATGATGAATGGAACTGAGGAAGATGTGATTGACTTTATTGATAAGTCAAGAAAGGAATTCAAGTCTTTACCTCCAGAGGATATATCTTTTCCAAGAACCGTTTCTAATGTTAAAAAATATCATGCTAATTCAACCATATACGCAAAGGGAACTCCGATTCATGCTCGTGGTGCTTTGTTATTTAATCATTATGTAAAGAAAAAGAAATTAACTAACAAGTATTCTTTGATTGAAAATGGTGAAAAGATTAAATTTTGTTATTTGAAAAAACCCAACATTATACAGGAGAATGTTATATCATTCATCCAAGACTTTCCAAAAGAACTTGACCTTGCTCGATATGTAGATTACGATCTACAATTTGAAAAAAGTTTTGTAGAACCACTCAAAGCAATTCTTGATGCGATTGGTTGGAACGTTGAAAAAACTGTAAACTTAGAATTATTTTTTACCTAATGGATTTACCTATTAATGATAAAGAACTTTCCACCATAGTTAAGTCATTGACTATGGGAGGAGACATTGCACTATATGAAAAATTAAAATTAGTAAGAGATGTTAGGGATGCTAATCCTGACGGTCCTTACAAGAAAATACTTCGTGATACATATGGTATGGTAATTTAATATATGAGTCACTTGAATGTTTTTGATGATAAAGTTCCTTTTATAATAAGGGATAACTTGTGGAATTATTGTATCAATTCAACTTATAGATTAGGTTGGGAAGATACTGATGTACCAGAGAAGTATGATTTGAATATACACAGTCATTGGACAACTGAAGAAACAGAATCAACTGAGATATTACCTCATATAAAAAAGTGCATTGATGAAACTGATTGGTTCACAAATACAAAATTAACTAAGGTAGTTTGTAATCTGGTTAGACCTGATGATGTTCATTATCTTCATATACATCAGAAACAACAAGTTTGTTTATACTATGTGAATCTAGATTGGAGAGATGGATGGCATGGCGAAACTTTGTTTTATAATCCTGATAATTTAAAAGAGATAGTATATACTTCTTTGTATATACCTGGTAGAATTATTTTATTTGATGGGTCTATACCGCATGCTATAAGACCACAATCTGTAAAAGCACCAAAGTTTAGATTTACGTTAAGTTTGTTTTTTGATTGATTTGGTGCTATACTATAAGAAAGTAAAATTAATATGGATTTTTTAAAAGAGATAGTAAAAGAGATAGGAGATGAATATACGCAGATTGCGTCAGATATTGATGAAACTGAAAGATTCATTGACA